TGCCATAATAGTAATTAATATAACATTATACTTTTTATTTATGTTATAATATATTTTAATTTTTATATAGTAATTAAAATATATAGTAATTATAATTATTATGGGAGACAATGCTTTAATAACTAACCTTTCTAAGTCAATGACAGGATTTAATTTAAGCGAATCACGAATTAACATAATAGTGTTAATAGTTTTTGCTATTGTATTAATTGGATTGATTATTTGGAATTCTGGTAGATTAGGAATGATGGAAAATTCACGTAAAAAATTAGAAAAACTTTATCCCAATCCAACAAACGAGTCTTATTTTAATGGTCCAAATAACATTAAACCAAGTGCCATACCATTATTTGATAATTCAAATAGTACATTAATTAATTATTATGTTAAAAGCGCATATAATTGTTGCTGCGGAGATGGATATAGAAATAATTTTGTTGACTTATATGCTTTAGAAAAAGTAATTGGCAATGGTTGCAGATTCTTGGATTTTGAAGTTTATTCGTATAATAACGATCCTATTGTTGCTTCTTCTACGGCAAATAATAATAATATTAAAGAAACATATAATGCTTTATTATTAAAAGATGTATTGACTAAAACAACCGAGACTGCTTTTGATGAAACTAAAACAATATGTGCTAATGACCCCTTAATATTGAATTTTAGAATAATGAGCACAAACTTAACTATGTTAGAAAAAATAGGTGATTTATTTGAAGAATATTTAGATAGAAGTATTAATTCAAATTTTTCACTATTGAAAACTTATAAAAATAGTGCTATTAAAAATGTTAAAATGATAGATTTATACAGAAAAATTATTATTATTTGCGATTTTAATCCTAATCCTAACATTATTATAAATACAAAATTAGAAAAATTGGCAAAATATATTAATTTGAAAGGTAAAGGATTGGATTGTAAAACTTATAGATATGACGAGATCGTCGCTAAAGGGCAAAATAATAGTAATTTTATACAAGAAACACAAAGATATTTTACAATAGTGTTGCCCAATGTTTTAGATAATTCAATAGACAACTTTGATTACAGTATTTCTTATTCAAGCGGATGCCACGCAATTTGTATGAAGCATCAAAACTTAGATAATAATTTACAAAGTTATAATGGCATTTTTTCACAGGGAAGTAAATTTTCTTGGAAACAGAAAGAGGGGTCATTGTTAAATATTGCTCCTGATCCAATTATTAATTATTAATGATCAAGGTATCAATATAAATAATACTCCTCCATTAAATCAAACAAGCTCCTTAGTAAATGAAGCGTTGTCTCGAGGATAATAAGTGTAAATTATAGAATAACATAAAATAATATATTATTATATTATATATTATTATATTATATATTATTATATTATATATTATTATATTATTATATTATTATGAAGGAATCTTATGAAGAAAAAGAAGTAAAAATATTAAGAAGTGCCATAGATAATGCTACATATCTTATTGGGAAAAAATTGGTTCAATCAGATACAATTAAAAATATTATTGAAATTTTAGAAACTTTCATGCGAACACACAAAATTTTATGCTATGGTGGTACTGCTATCAATAATATACTGCCTGAACAATATAGATTCTATAATAAAAATATTGAAATACCAGATTACGACTTTTTTTCACCTTATGCTATTGAATATGCGAGAGATTTAGCAAACATATATTATAAAGCAGGTTATGAAGAAGTAGAAGCAAAATCAGGCGTTCATGGTGGAACATTTAAAGTATTTGTCAATTTTGTTCCTATAGCTGATATTACCTTTTTAGACTATAAATTATTTCAAAATATTTCTAAAAAAGCAATAAAAATTAATGGCATCAATTATTGTCCTCCTAACTTTCTTCGTATGGCAATGTATGTCGAATTATCCCGCCCAATGGGAGATGTTTCTAGATGGGAAAAAGTATTAAAACGTATTATATTATTAAATAAACATTATCCATTAAAAGGTATATTCTGCGACAAGCAAGATTTTCAAAGAAAATATGAAGGATTACAAGACGATCAAAATAAAATATATGAAATTGCCAGAACCTCATTTATTAATCAAGGAGTAGTTTTTTTTGGAGGCTACGCATCAACTCTATATAGTAAATATATGCCATATAAAGAAAGAAAGCAAGTTTCTAATTTTCCGGATTTTGATGTATTAAGTGAAAATCCAGAATCTTGTGCGACTATTTTAAAAGAACAATTACAATATGAAGGTTATAAAGATGTAAAGATTTTTAAAAAAAAACCAATAGGCGAATATGTTGATATTCACTATGAAATTATTGTAAATAATGATGTCATAGCATTTATTTATAAACCAACCGCATGTCATAGTTATAATTTAATAAATATAAATGGACAAAAAATAAAAGTAGCATCAATAGATACCATATTAAGTTTTTATTTAATATTTATATATGCTAATAGACAATATTATGATGAAAATAGATTGCTATGTATAGCAGAGTATTTATTTAAGGTTCAACTAAAAAATCGCCTTCAGCAAAAAGGTTTATTACGAAGATTTAGTGTCTTATGTTATGGTAAGCAAAAGACACTTGAAGATATGAGAGAAGAAAAGGCCAAATTATATTCCAAAGTTAAAACAAAAGAACTATCGCGCGATTCGAAATTATATAATATGAATTTTTTTAGATATATACCCAAAGACGATTATGAAGCGCTTAATAAATCGCGGAAAAATACAAAAAAATCTATTAGGCATACAAAGAAATATAAAAAGTGGTAAAAATACGTCTTTACTATAAAGAAGCTAAATTTTATAAAGCAAACATTTGCCATATTTTATTGTTTTTGCCAAGTTATATTTTTTACATGAAACTTTTCTGGATTTTAATTTTATTAGATTCAAATTATAATATTTTTTCTTCGTTTCTAATTTATGGTTTAATTTTTTCTTATTAAAAGCGGTTTTAACATAACTAATAAAAGGAGAAAATAATTTAGTATTGTTTATTTCTGGATGCCCTTGATATCCAAAAAATGGATATTTTTTGTGTTTAACTATATCTATAAACTCTTTATTATTTTTATCTAAACTTGTAGCAATAATTTCATAATTTTGTATTCTGTGTTTTGGATCAATTGCTAAAGCATGGTTATGAACTAATTTTTTGGTTTTATTAAAATTACTTTTCAATAACTTTCCTAATTTATTGTTTTTAAATTTAGGTATTGATTTATAATCATCAAAAGAGTTAACATTAATAAAAGCGTTATTAATATTATTTTTTGTTAAATTATAATTTTTTTCAATTAAAATCATATTTTCATAACCATGGCATATTGCTAATATTGGTATTATATTATTATTAGTAGCAAATATTTTGATTTTCTTTACTATGTATTTTTGTGTTAGAAAATGCTGCTTTATATATTTACTATTATATAAATTACCTATTTGGCTTCCGGGAAATAATAAACCATCAATATTATATAATATTTTATTTAATTTGGATTTTTTTATATTATATGGAATTATAATATAATCTATTGAATTTTGCTTTAAAAAAGTTAATATGTTTTCTTTTAAAAAAACTTCATTGGAAGTATTGTTTTTTATATAAGGTGTTGCTAAAATACCTACTAAAGGTTTCGTATTATTCATATATTTACTAATATTAGTGAATATATTTACTAATATTAATTATAATACTACATGATATAAATTACATGATATAAATTACATGATATAAATTACATTCTTGGGAAACCAACCAAGTTAGCACCAATACCAAAACCAGCACCAGTTCTAGCACTTACGCCCATTGTGGGAATAAAAGTATCTAATATAGAGAATGTAGCAGCAGCCATTAAAGCAATAATAGCAATTTCTTCAATCTTCAATGGTTTTTGTGGAATGACAAAAGCAACTATTGCTACCATCAAACCCTCAATTAAATATTTTACAGCTCTTTTTACTAATTCACCCATACTGAAATTCATTTTGTTTTATAATAATACTTAAGAAAAAAATTATATTTATACACAATTTAACTATTTAATTTAAATATTTTATAATGTTTAAATTAAATAGTTAAATTTACCTAAAATAATATAATATTTAAATAATAATATAATGTTTAAATAATAATATAATGTTTAAATAATAATATAATGTTTAAATAATAATATAATGTTTAAATAATAATATAATGTTTAAATAAAATACTTAAAATCATATTAAAATACTATGTTATAAAATGTTTAATAAAAAATCTTCTAAATCCAAAGACAAAGACAAACAAGTACCTAACTTAGAGAAAGCAAAATATGTGGACTTGTTAGACGAAGACAAACCATTAGGTGGTCAAAAATATGTATGTTTAAGTTTTATCTCTCCAGAAGACCATATTAAAAATAAAGAATTATTTTATTTCGAAAAATTCTTAAAAAACTTCGAGTTTAAAAAAACTTTTGAAAAATATACACAATTTTTGAATTTTTTGGCATACAAGTATAATTTAGATTTTAATAAATTAAGCAATGATATGGGGGAGTTTGTAGAAGAGGAAAAAGAGAATCTATTTTTAACTACTTTAGACGATGAATATAAAACATTTATTGATACTAAAGAAGAACAATTACAAAAAGAATATAATGAACTACATGAATTTCAAACAAATACACGAGGTATTAAAGTGCGAGGGGTATTTGGTTCGCAAGAAGAAGCAGAAATGAGATGTAAGATGTTAAGAGAACAAGACCCAAACCACGATGTTTATGTGGGTGCTGTTGGTATGTGGATGCCTTTTCATCCAGAAGCGTATAAAACAGGGCGTGTAGAATATTTAGAAAAAGATTTAAATGAACTTATGAGTCATAAGAAGAAAAATGATGAAATCTCTAAAGAACAGTTTAAAGAACGCGTAAAAGAAAGCAAAAAGAAGGCAATCCAAGAAAATATTGCTAAAGCCCAAAAAGAAGGCAATAAATTAATGCAAACAATTGACGAAGAAGGAAATTTAATAAATGCGGATAGAATGGATGTTCCGGGTAAAAATTTACTTTTTGGCGACAAAGAAGACGATGATGTATCTACTGCTGATTTGCGTAAAGAATTATTTGAGGCAGAAGATGTTATTGTAGGAAGAAAAAAAGATAACGATCATGGATTAGGTGAACTATTAGAAAGACAAAAAGAACGTACAGAAAAAGCAACAACACAAGAAGAGACAAGCAATTTAGAACTATTGGCCGATTATGCTACAAAAGAAATTAAAGATTAAAGATTAAAGATTAAAGATTAAGTTATTTATATGCTTTAGAAATTTATAATATTTATTGAAAAAATATTATAAATAAATCTCTTACCATTTTGTTTTGCGAACATTTATTTTAGGTCCTTTTTTCTTATCTCTTATATTTGGGTCATACATTTCTTCTTCATTATCAGAATCTAAATTTTTGCTAATTTCCCAAAATTCTTTTGAACCCAATTTGAATGTTTTATGATGGTCTGCTTTATACCAAAAAATTTGGTCTTGTAATTTATTTGATTTAGCATTATTATTTATTACTAAACATTCAAAATTTTCTGTACATTGATCCATTACTTGACAAAAACTTTCAAAAGTTGGAAACATACCAGCATAATTTTCATAAATTCGTCGTCTATTTGCTATATATGGTTCTCTTAAAATGAAAACATAATCAATATTTGTGCGAAGATTTGGAGGAATGCCTAAAGGATATTGCATAGTTATTACTAACATTATTTTCCAATGACGCCCATTCATAAAAAGGAGACGCATCATTTTATCTTTAGTCCAACTACCATCATATAAGCAATCGTCTAAAATAACAAACGCACGCGGATCTATATTTGATTTCTTATAAACTTCTATTTCTTTCTTAACTTGCTTCAATACTGTTTTTTGCCTTTTCAAAATATTTTCTATAATAGCAGTATTATATTCATCATGAATAAATAGTTTAGGAACATGTTCAGCATAAAAACCATTACCTGCTTCAGTTCCACTAATAACAGTTCCTATTGGTATATCTTGATGGTAATAAAGAAGATCTCTAACTAAATAGGATTTACCGGTATCACGACGACCTATTAAAACTATGACTGGACCTTTATTTTCATCTGGTCTAAAACTAATTGTTTTAATATCAAATTTTTTTAATTCTAATGTCATTATTGTTTAATAATAATATTATATAATCTAAGATTTAAACTAAATTATACAAAATTATACAAAATAAATGTTGTTATTTAGAGTTATTTAGTTATTTAGTTATTTAGAGTTATTTAGTTATTTAGTTATTTAGAGTTATTTAGAGTTATTTAGTTATTATTTAAAAATATTATTTGTGTTATAAATAAGAAAAATAAGTATTTTTAATTTATTAAATGGAATTAAACTATAGAAAAAACAACAACAAGCAACTTTTTGAAACAATTAGCAACAATAAATTTTTAGATATAACAAATGTTCAAAATTATTTTCCGTTATATAATAAATATTTTGATTTAAATAGCAACAATTACAATGCTATTAATCTAAACAATAGTTATAAATTAGAAAATATAGTAGAGAAAATTAATTACAACAAATTTACTGCCGAAATATGTGATATATGTAATAATAAATCTAGCAAAGACATCTTTATAAAGTTTAGTCCCTTAATAGATCCAGTAAAATATATGTTAGGCAAATATGAGGATGGGTATAATATTTCAGAATTACCTAAATTTTATAGCAACCAGGATGTATATAGCAATAGCGAATATCATACAAAATATAAAAAAATATTAGATCCAAACAACTCAGCATATATTGATGGATTCTTTTCTTTTTTATCAAGTTGCCTATTAAATAACTACAGTTTTTATAATGGATTAAACTATTATGGTGCTTTTTTAGGAATAAAAAATAATTTTAAAGTTAATATTTCTGAAGATTTAGAATTTTTAAATGAATCTGACCATTTTCATAAAAATAGAAATATTCTATTTAAACTTGAAGCAAGTGATAAAATAAAAAGTATTTTTGGCAAAACTAATAAATACAAAAAAGCATTATTAATAAATACTAATGTAAGTGATCCAAATATTGAAGATCTAAATATTGAAGATCTAAATATTGAAGATCTAAATATTGAAGATCTAAATATTGAAGATCCAAATATTGAAGATCCAAATATTGCTAGACAAGATAGTGTAGAAAACAAATCTTTAATACATGAAGAATTAGAATTGACATATGAAAATGTAAACATATTAGATAAATCATCTACAAAATCAAGTAATCATAATACGAGCAAAAACGAAACAAATAATTCAGGTTCTTGTTCTTCTAGATCGTCAAATACTGAATCATTAGACTCAAATGAAACAGTGTCTGACGAATCAACTAGTGAAGAAAGCAAGTATGAAGATGATGAAGAAATATTTTGCGCAATAGATAAATTTCCAGTCGAAATGATTGTATTAGAATGCTGTCAAGATACATTAGATGCTTATATTTCAAGTAAAAAAATTAAAGATGATGAATGGGAATCTATTGTTTTACAAATATTATTTACATTAATTACATATCAAAAAGTTTTCCACTTTACTCATAATGATTTACATACAAATAACATCGTATATGTATCCACAGAAAAGAAATATTTATATTATAAATTTAACAATAGTCATTATAAAGTTCCTACATTTGGTAAAATATATAAAATAATCGATTTCGGAAGAGCTATTTATAGATTCAAAAATCAATTTATATGTAGTGATAGTTATTCACAAGACGGAGATGCTGCTACACAATACAACTGCGAACCTTATTTAAATGAAGATAAACCACGCATAGACCCAAATTATAGTTTTGATTTATGTCGCCTAGGATGTAGTTTATTTGACTATTTTATTGATGATTTAGAGGACATCAAAAAATTAAAATCCCCTATAAAAAAATTAATGATCGAATGGGTTTTTGATGATAAAAATAAAAATATATTGTATAAAAATGATGGTTCTGAGAGATATCCTGATTTTAAATTATATAAAATGATAGCGCGCAATGTTCATAAACATACTCCACAAAATGTATTGAAAAAACCACTATTTGAGAATTATGTAATAGCCAAAAAGAAAATTAACAACCCAGAAGCAATATTTAATATTGATGAGTTACCAATTATGGTTTAAAAAATTTATATTTTATATATTATATTTTTTTTAAATATAAAATATAAAATATAAAATATAAAATATAAAATATAAAATATAAAATATAAAATATAAAATATAAAATATAAAATATAAAATATAAAATATAAAATATAAAATATAAAATATAAAATATAAAATATAAAATATAAAATATAAAATATAAAATTAAAAATCGGGCTCATTTGTAAAAGCACTTAGCGTTTCTTTTGAATTTCCTATTAACTCATTAATATTTAGTTGTTCTAACCCAAACATTGAAATCATAGAGCATAAAAATACTATTAAACTATCTTTTGTTATGTTTTTTAATGATTTTTCTTCTTTGGTTATATATTTCATATCTATTATTTTATAAATCATAAATATAATACTAATTGCTAATGAAGGTATTATAAAATTCATTTATTATTACAAAACAAATGAATTTTATATAAATAACGAATTGGTTTATTATAATTCTTCTATATCTAATTCTAAATCTGATTTTTCATCATCAGTACTTAATTCAGTTTTTAGATCTAATATATCTAAATCAATTTCATCAGGATCAGTTCTATTATTTAATCTGCTTGTTGGTATATTCAATTTATCTATTTTTAATTTATACTTATCATTATTAGATTCCTCATTATTAGATTCATTACCAGAATTATTTGATTCGTCATCGGTTGAATCATTATTAAAAGAAGACGCTGTTTTTGATAATAAAGAGTTTATGTTTGAAGTCGCATTGTTTTTTGATATTTCTAAATTGTCTTCATTTAAGTCTTTACTAGCGTTTTTTATAGCTTTGTTTAAATTTGTTTTACTTTCTTCTTTTATTTTTTCAAGTGCATCTTTTTTAATTTTTTCTAATTCTTTTGCTTCTTTTAATTTATTAAGTTTCTCCAATGCTGCTTTATCTGTAACAATTTCTTTCTTTTCTTCCACTTCAACATCCGTTTCTTGTGTTTCGTCTAAATACATTTGTAATATATGCTCAATAGGAATGCTCTCTCTTATTGTATTTAAAATACACTCTTTGACTATTAATTCCAGTTCCCTATTGTTTTTTTGTATTTGTAATGGTTTAATGTTTTTTTCAAATAAATATATATTAACATACACTTTTCTGGCAACATTTATATATGTTCTATGTATAAATTTACCTAAATCAGGTATATCTATATTAATTTTTTTTTGTTTTAATCCTACACGCGAAGAGGTTAATGATTTCAATTGTGTAATATGAACACACGATAATAAATCTTCTAAATAATTACAAGCACTTGATACAATAATTCTTTGTTTCTCATTTTCAATTATTTCAGAACTCCATTTTGGAATATTGTTTAAAAAATTTTGAAATGTCATTAAATATTTTGACTCTTCGTCGTTTTCTTTACAAACATTATATGCTTCGGAGAAAACAGATCTTAAACCTTCAATTATACATGGCGTTAAAGTATTGGTTAATCTAGCACACCACTCATTTTTAGATTCAATTATTGTTGATAAAGTATAATCATCCATATTTATAGTTTAATTTTTATTTTTTAAATAAAAATTAAACTAAATTGTTTATTTATTAAATAATATTAAATATTATTAAATATTGAAAAATTAATAGCGCAATTATTATTATAAAAATATAATATAATAAATATTAAAAATTCTTCACATCTTATTTCCTTTTTATAAATATCAAAAAAAAATACAAATTTTGAATAATCAGATTTAAAATTAGAACAATTTGTAAAATATTCTAATAAATTATTAGCACTAATACCTTTATTATATATTAACGAACTATAATTAATTAGTAGGTCGTTTTCATAACTGTTAGTTATAGTTTTCATAGCATTGTTTAATTTTTTTATTATTACACTAAGTTTACTATTAAACTTATTATTATTAATGACTGTTAATGATTTATAAATAATATTCATGTTGCTAATATTACAAAAAATCTCACAAAATCTAGATAATATTGGTCTAATAATTTTTGATTTATTTGCTGTTACAATAAAAAATTTCGTATTACTATATATTTCAATTGATCTTCGTAGTGCCGATTGAGCATCCAATGTCAAACTATCCGCGTTTAACAAGACAATTGATTTGAAATTTGTTATATTTTTATGAATTATTGTATTTGCGAAAAATCTTAAGTTGTCTCTTATAAATTTTATATTCCCTTTTCCCAAACTACAATTCAATATGAGTGTGTTATTTTCAATGTTTTTATAATTTTGATAAATATATAATAATAATTGTTCTAGTAAGGTTTTTTTTCCGATCAAATTATTTCCATATAATAATAAGTTTGGTAAATTATTTTTATCATGTAACTCTTTCAAATTTTGTAACATTATTTTAAAGTAAAAAAAAATATTTAAATTAAAATAGTATTAACTATCTAATAATATAAAATAAACATCTAATAATATAAAATAAACATCTAATAATATTAAATAAACATCTAATAATATTAAATAAACATCTAATAATATTAAATAAACATCTAATAATATTAAATAAACATCTAATAATATTAAATAAACATATAGTTTTAAGTAAATATATAATATATATATTATGCTACATGTATGTTATAGTTTATTTTTTATATATAATTTTACAGACTTACTAGTTAAATCATTTGAAACGAATACTAATAAAATTATTCGTGTTATTGATAATAATTTTGATACAAATTTAATAGACAATAATCTTGATATATATTATGAAAGACGTATTAAATCAAAAAAACGTTTATTTTTAAAAATAAAGAAAATCAAGATACCATATGATATATTTGGATTAAGAGTTATATATAATGACAAGACGGACTACTATAATATTAAAAGTGCTTATAATATTAAAAATATTATACAAGAAAATTTTAACACATTGGATTTTATAAGCGATGATTATATTGAAAAACCTAAGGCAAACAACTATCAAAGCTTACATCTTTATGTTGTAACACCATTATTAATAGAAATTCAAATAAGAAATAGCTATATGCATAATATAGCTATAAATGGTTCGGCATCGCACTACTATTAAATTATTTAATTATTTAAAATTTAAGCAACACTTGTGAGAGATTTTGTATATGGATTATTTTTAAATGCGCTCAACAATGATTCGTCCATTCTAGACGCATTATAATTTACATCATAACTCTGCATTCCATTTATTTCTCCCATAAATTCTCGCGATGGAATAATGCTTTGATTGTTATTAGTAATTAATTCTCTATTTTGTTGAAAAATACCATCATTACGCGATATTGTAGAATTATTATAATTATTAAATAAACTCATGCTTCCTTGATTAGTACGTGCCTCATGTGTCTTATTCGCAATATTTTGTTGAGCATAAGCACTATTATATGGTCTTAGACCTTGGACATTGGAATTGCCATTACCAATATATTCCTTGTTTGTGCTTGTTCTTTGATTATTATAATTTTGATGGTCAGTTACCATATAAGCATTTCCTGTATTATTTTGCCCCTGGACATTTACATAATTCAAATTTATTTTATTTGTTGTCATTTCCCTATTTGTAATTTTTGTTTTATCATCTGAATTAAACAAATGACCAGTTGGTGTTAATCCATTTACATTTCCGGTTTCACGCAGATTGCCTATAACATTTTCTTTGCGTGTAGGTCTAAAAATATCTAATATAGGAGCAATTGCTGCTTTTGCCATACCATATATTCCGCCGAACTCCGTATTTTCTTTAGTAATTGTGCGATTATTATATAATACATTATAACTTTGCGAACCATAATCATTTGGATTAGCAGAATTTGTTCCTGTAGCACTAGCATTACTTAACGGAAGTCCAGACAGATTTTGTCGCTTAGATTCTTCAACTTCGGCATTTGTATAAGTAGCTTGTCCGTTTGAACCTGATCCTGAACCATAATATTCGCGACTTGTTTCAGGTCTATTTTCCATAGGAATTAAATGTGTGCTTCTTATTGGCGGTGCTTGTTCTACGCCTGTTGTTGTAAACCAACGATTGGGTCCTGACTCATATGATTTATCGGGCAAATGTTTTTCAATAACACCTATTTTGCTATTTGGTCCCGCCATTTTTATAGGATATAATGCGGGACCTTGATGTCCATCTAAATCAAAAGACGTTTTTGGTTTATTTTCAGCACGTAAGTCATCAACCGATTTTGGCATCCATGCGTCGCGCGCCATCATACCAGCATTAAAACCATCTCCTCCTTGTGTTCCACCACTATTAAAACCGTCTGAGTTTTGAGAACCATAACCCATATTAAGACCAGGTCCAACGCGTTGTGGTTCCCATAATGAAACATTAGACATTTTCATTGATTCGTTCATGCGTGATTGAATAAAATCACTGTTGTTAGGAGTTCCGTTTGGACGATGAGAATTTTCATCTGGTCGAAATAACGGTGCTATTTCGGATTTTGAAAATTGCTGACTACCGTTTCCTTGTTTAGAGTCCAATATAGATTCTGTTAAATTTAAATCGCCGCTGAATCCACGTAATTTACCACCATAGTAATGCTGCATATTATTATGACCGAATTGGTTTAAATTTGTTTGCTGACCAGATAATAAATTGATTTGTGAATTCACAATAGGATTGTTTTTCTGAGGTAAGTCCTCTCTATAATTTGAGAAGTTTTCAGTTCGTTTAGCACCTCCTGATAAAAAGTCTTGTTTTTGAAATTTTTCTTGTGTCGCATTATTTTTAACAGAGTCTTTTTTTTCTTGCTCTGACAATATATATATACTTCCTAATATTACAATAGGTATGGCTAAAGCAGCCATTTTAATTTAATATATTATAATATTAAATAATATATTTAATATTGTAATTATTACAATAACTACTTTCTAAATTAAATCACTTTAATAAAATTATATAGTTGTTATATTTCTCTCATATTCATAATTATTATTTAGTTGAAAATAATCTTTTTGAACAATTCGCGAACTAATATTATTATGAAAAGGAATACATATATTTTCTTGTGGATCTAAATGTAAATAGTTAAAATTATTAGGAACGCTTAACTTATCATTTTTGATATTAAAATTATGTATCTCTCTATATACCCATGACGGATGTGTAGCACGAGATTGACTAGTAATTTCATTTTCATTTTCTGGATAAATATTTTTATAGTATTTATTATTATTATTTAAATAGTCAGCATAATTATTTTCACTAATAGTATCACGATTTAATTTTCTATGTAATGAAAATAGATCACTCTCTAAATCTGTTTTATTATTAGATAAATTGGCACCCCATTTTTGTGGTTTAACATATGGATCGCTAAAATAAGAAGGGTCTATTCCATTTCCAGGAACATTAATATTATAATTTCCAATGTTTGTAGATTCTTCTAAATATTTCTGTATTCTACATGGGTCATCGTAAAATCTAGTAAATGCCATTTAATATTTATTATATTATTAATATTTATTATATTATTAATATATATTATTAATATAAATTATAAATATAAATTATAAATATGGAATATATTCCATGCTATTATTATCATAAATAGTTACTCTAAATGTATCTGAATAACCTTCTACAAAAACAGTATCACCATTATATAAATTATCGCATCCTTGCGATGATGTACAACTTTTATTTTTAAAGCTAATTGGTAATTTAATCATTCCATTTTTATCATTCATAGTGTAAAAATTCCATTTGTCTCTATTTGAAAATAGTGGTCGTCCCATTAAAGGTAATATTGTTTCTTGACCATTTACACGAGTCAATATACCGATTTGTCTATATGTGCTATTAAATGATTGAGTTGGTACATTTATAGGTAGTTTGGGTCCGTTATTAGTATTTGTGAAAATTCTATCATCACGAAGAGGAGCACTATATGGATTTAATAACACATCATTTTCTCTGCTATTATGAGAATTTCCTAAAAATGGTATTAATTCTGATGAATTATGATTAGAACACACAGTACAAGAAGACATCTTATTACATCCACAATTATGTGTTTTATTTAAATTTTGATTATATTTAATGTTCATAAAATACAATATTGCTATTATTAATAAACCAAAAAACAACAAGGTATAATTTTCGATACATAATATACCGGGCGGGCATTTTCTTGCCATAATTACTTATTTATAATAACTAAATATTATAAATAACTAACTATTGTTATATGAGTAAATATTATTATAATGCCATTAATTGAATTAGTATATAAGTTAATTAATTATTAAAGTCTATAAATTGTTGGCGCTACAAGATCGTTGTGTCCTCTCAATATATCATCTATATCAGATGCTGTGCTACCTTTTTTAGCTTTGGAGTCAAATGCCTTATTTGATATTTTAAATCCGGCTTGTTGGACTTTATCAATAATATAATTTTTACAAGGGTTCGGTGCTGGTTTACTCTTTTTGGCATCTGCTTCCATTTTATCTCCTTTTTTTTGTGATTCATCTTCTATGCCTGCCAATACTGAAGAAAAGTCATTGCCTTCTATTACTCTATTGTTGTTAATTATATTATCTATGTTAAATATTTTAAAAATAATTAAAAAGACAAAACCTATAAAATATGTAAAATTTTTATAATAACTATAAAGTAATATGAAAAATACAAAATATAATAGCAACATTATATAATTTTTATTGAGCAAATAGACAAATAGACTATAACATGTGTAAAAAAATATAATATAAAATGCGATAGTAAAATTTAAATATTTAAAGTTGTGTAATTTAGTATTTATTATATCTACCAGTTTTAGTCGCATACTTAGTCGCATAGCACAATAGTATTATAGTATTATAGTATTATAAATTATAGTATTATAATATTATAAATTTAAGTTATTAGATGTGTATTAACTTTTCATATCTGATAAAGTTTTTGTCGCACTGCTAAACATGTTTGTTAGTTTTGATAAATCTAAATTTCCAATAGAACTCATAGCGTCATTCAATGCAGGAGTCATTGTTTTCAATTGTTTAATTAAGTCATTTTGTTGCTTAATAAGATCTTTTGTATCAGTTGAAATTGATTGAATATTATCTTTTCCCATTATTTTCTCTAAATTATCATATGCTTGTTCCATATCTGATGCTTGTCCTAATTGTTTTTGCATTTGTTCTTTATTTGGAATATTATTAAATAATGCCGGGTTTAATTGGGATAAACCCTCTGTTTTTTTTTTTATTCTTCTTGTCTCTGGTTCTGGTTCTTGATCTGGGTCTGTTTCTTGTTCTGTTTCTTGTTCTGGGTCTGTTTCTTGTTCTGTTTCTGTTTCTGTTCCTGATTTTGTTCCTGATTTTGTTCCTGTTCCTGATTTTGTTCCTGTAGTATCTACTAGCGAGTCTGCGTCTTTTAAACCTCTCTTACTTTTTGAAGTAGTGTTGCCCGAAGAATCACCGCTACCTTCCATTCCTTCTTGATATATAAAGAAACTTCTTGACACACTTGCTATTGTTGTAACTATAACCGATGAACCTAGAACAATAGTCATATTTTTTGTAAAACTATATGCTATGGCACCGATTAAGAAGAATAATATAATAGCACTAAATTCAGATACCATTATATATCCTAATAATGTTATAAGAGCGATTATTGATACAATGTACAAAGTTATTTTGTTATTTACTAATTTGTTAAACATGGTATTGGAATTTTTCTTTTTCATAGTTTTATATAATATTAGAAAAGAATTAATTTTATAAAACATACTAATTTTTATAAATTTCACTTTATTAAATCATTTATTATAGTGATTTCATTATCTAGTTTTTTCATTATATCTAAAGTTTGACGAATATGTAAACTTTTATCTTTTTTTTCTAAACTATATAAATATTCTAAAAGTTTTAATAAGGCTTCGTTTTGCTTATTTTTTAATGTTAATGCGTGTTCAAACTGTTGCTTTCGTATATTTAATAATTTTTCAAGAGTTGTTCTTTTAGTTTCTTCATACGTGTGTAAGCTATGTTTTAATTTTTTATATTCATTAATAGTTTCTTCTTTATTACTTATAATAGTTGTTAATATATCCTTTATTTTGTTATCATATATTGCTATATTTTCCCCTAAACTTTCTGTCATATTATATAATGTATATAATGTATATAATGTTTAAAATATTTTATAATGTTTAAAATATTTTATAATGTTTAAAATATTTATTGTTGCGCATATAATTGACTATTAGATAATGCTAATCTCTCTTGTTGAGTTAAAATATTATTTCCCATAGTATTATAACTACAATTAGGTTCCCATTCGCAAAAAATATAATCTGTTTTTATATTACTTATATCTACCATTTTTTGTCTGGTGTTCCAATTATAAACAATATTATATAATGGCTTACATTTGTTAGCAGTCGGCATAATTTTACAATTTGAACAGTTATTTGAACTTATAAAATTTTCTATTGTTTTAATATTATAAAAATATAAAACATAAATACTGGAAATCAATATAAATCCTATAACAAAAATTTTAAATACTTTTTTTAAATCTTTATTGTTTTTCATACTATATTCTATAATATATTAATATTTTTATAAATTTTTTATATACTAAATTAAAAAGCATAGATCTAGAAGTTTAAAGTATGTAATTTAAAATATACTTATATATAAGAAGTAATTCAAAAACAAATAATATAAGTTATAATAAATGCGAATTGTATTGATTGTTAACTATAATAAATTTAGTATTATGCGCTAAATCTTGTAAATTAGCACTATTTGTGTAAGTACAACTGCTTCTTAGTCCTCCTAGATAATTTTCAATAGTATTTTTTAACGCACCTCTATAAGGAACTTTTAGTTCTCGTCCTTCAGAACTTCTATAATTAGTATTATTATTTGCCGCATAATTATTTTTCATAGCATAACTCGAACTCATACCATAGAAAAATTTGTATTGTGTGCCCGTTTTTTCATCTTTGACAATTTGTCCTGGATTCTCATCGTGTCCCGCAAATGCTCCTCCAATCATTACAAAATCAGCACCAGCGCCAAATGCTTTTGCCAAATCGCCCGGACAAGTAATACCACCATCACTTAAAATAAAAGCCTTATTTAGTCTATGTTCATCATATTTATAGTTTATTGATGAGTTAATACGATTACTCTCTTTACATTCTTGAACGCATTCTAATATACTACTAAGTTGTGGCATACCTATTCCGGTTTGAATTCGGGTAGTACACGCACTTCCTCCACCAATACCAACTTTAACAATATCAATTTCTAAGTCATTTAACATATTTACTCCTTCTGAAGTACATACATTTCCTGCTAAAATAATTTTTTCTGGATATTTAGCTCTTAGTATTTTACAAAATTCATTAAATTTAGAAATGTAGCCATTTGCTATATCAACACAAATAAACTTACACTCAAAATTGTCTAATATATTTGTTAGATTTTTAAAATCGTCATTGCTTATTCCAGTAGAAATCATAAAATAATCGGGGTTTAATTTAGAATCAGAATCACGATTTTCTTTATTATAATCCAGTAAATCTTGCAGTTTATGAAATTTATGAAGAGCAGTAATGATTTTATAAGTGCTTAACACTTTATATACATCTAATGTTCCAATAGTTGTCATATTAGCAGCAACAATAGGAATACCTGTCCAAGTTATTCCATTTTGAAAAGCAATCGTTCTTTCCAGATCAACTTCTTTTCTGCTATTTAAATTTGATTTTTTAGGAAGAATCAATACATCTTTAAAATCAAGATATTTATCAATTGTATCAAATTTAGCTTCATAAATATCTTCAGTCATGCTAATTATTTAATAATTTATATGTTTAAATGTTTTTAAAATATTATAATGTGTTATATTAATATTGTTATATGAATCGACCTATATTTAATGATAATCCAATATTTGGTAATAAATTACTTAGAACTTCTTGCCCTGGTAAGAGTGATATATGTGGTAATTTACAAGGTGTATTGCCTACTCATATAATTCCAAAATGTAATGATCTGACTTTTCAGTTTTCATTGAATCAAGAAGAAGCACCTAATGGTTGTTGTGTAGTAGAAACACCTGATAACACTTGTAAAACATATGTTCCTGAAAGTACTGACTTAAATGGTGATAGCTATGATATAGGCATTCCTTTTTTCGATGAAAATGGAGAGAACCCAAGAAAAATATGTCATTCGGCACCCATTAGAAAAAGAGTTATGAAAATACCACAGTTTCTATATTCATCGCTATTAAGTATTGTGTTAGTTATTGTTGCTGTTTGTCTAGGTGCTTGCTACGAATTTTGGTTAAAATACGGAATTATCAACAATGGTAATAGTGGTTGTGGTACTTTTAAATACGTAGACGATTGTAAGAATGAACTAAACGCAATAGATTATGCTTTCCCTTCAAAGTTAAATGACTATCCATACAAACCTTGTAATAGTACCAAAGAATTAGGCCCCCCTTATAACATGTTAAATTTTTCTGATCAAGGTTATAATGCGGAACTGGATTTTGGGTCAAGATTTTTCAAAATATTCAGCGCACTAGGGAAGGCTTTTTGTTTAAATTTGTTATATACATTATTTCTCTCTAGACTGTTTATAAGTAATATATTAAGAGGAGCGTCTGCTTGGTATCAAAATTGGGGCGACAAAGCGTGGGGGTTTAAAAATGTTGTATTTTTATTTTTGACTGGTGTATTATTTAGTGTTCTAGTAAAGTATGCTAATATAAAAGAAATGAAGTATGGTCCGGGTTTTATAATATATTTTTTGATAATGTTTGTAGTATTTGCTATGTTTGCTACAATGCTTCTAACTAATTTTTCTTTGTATTGGGGACCTAAGTATTATAACGAAAAATTTGCCCCGGAGGGGTCTAAAATAAGCACCGGATATGCGCTTTTTGCTAATGTTTTATATGAAATAAGACGGTATATAAAACCATTTAACCCTATTTGTTTGAGAAATATACTATTAAACATAGTACTACTTCTATTCATACTAATATCTTATTCATTTTGTCTTAGCACAGGATTTTTAGGGTCTATAATAGGAGTATTATGGATGATAATGTCGCTAATATATAATATATTTGTTATTCCAATTTTGAATATTGGGTGTTTTTTTAGTATAATTTCTGACCATACCTGGTTAATAACAATAATGTTATGTATTAGTGTAGTATTATCTTCAAATGGTAATTTAACCCCCACAATAACCGGAATATTGGGCGGATTAGTAGGATTGCTAATTTTATTGCTAACTTATCAAAATATAAGTAAATAATATAATTCGTAAATAATATAAAACAATATGATCAAGTATCTATATTATGACGAGAAAAAAAACGGGAAATAAAAAAGACTTACCTTTTGTAAGTATATGCACGCCAACATTTAATAGGCGACCATTCTGGGAATATGCTATAAAATGCTTTAACCATCAAGACTATCCAAAAGATAAAATGGAATGGATTATTATTGATGATGGAACAGACAAAATTAAAGATTTAGTATGTAATATTAGTCAGGTTAAGTATTTTGAATACGATACTAAAATGCCGCTTGGAAAAAAAAGAAATTTGATGCATGAAAAGTCTAAAGGAGACATTATTGTATATATGGATGATGATGATTATTATCCACCAGAGCGTGTTTCCCACGCTGTCAATATGTTATTAACCCATCCCAATGCTTTATGTGCTGGAGCAAGCGAAATCTATATTTGGTTCAAGCATATTCAAAAAATGTTTCAATTTGGTCCATACGGTCCAAATCATGCTACAGCAGGAACATTTGCTTTTAAACGAGAAATGTTGCGAGATCATAAATATGAGGAACATGCTGCTTTAGCAGAAGAAAAAGCATTTTTAAAAAATTATAGTGTTCCTTTTGTCCAATTAGAACCAAAAAAAACAATATTGGTATTTTCACATATTCATAATACTTTTGACAAAAAGAAACTATTAGAACATGGAGAAAATAATTTTCAAAAAACATCATCACGAACAGTAGATGAATTTATTAAAGACAAAGACATGAAAGAATTCTATATGGAAACAATAGACACTTTATTACAAACTTATGAACCAGGCAATCCTTCGCATAAACCAGACGTGTTAAAACAAATGATTGAAATCGAAGAAGAACGAAGAAAAATGATGGAGCAAAATACAGGACAAGGTAATGGTCAAATTATTTTAAATCAAGATGGTAAGGAAATACCCTTAAATAATCAACAAATAGTTCAAATAATTCAATCTCAGCAAGAGCAATTACAAAAGTTGGAAAAGGTGTTGCTTGAAAAAGACGGGTTGATTAAACATTTGATTACTGAATTAAATAATTACAAAAATTAAAATATCTATGTTTTTTATTTAACATATTATTATATTTAACTTATATAATAATATATAATAATATAATGTTTATAACTGGGTTATGTGGGCCCGGACTAGTATATATAGGATTTTCATTAATACAAATATTTATAGATATTTATAATGGCGTTATGAATGCTGCTTTCTTAAAATTTATAATTATGATAGTATTTACATTAATAATAAATATACTATGTGATTTAGGATTTTCTGTTATTGCTTGGTTTTTAGTATTGATACCAATTATTATGATGACTTTTATATCAAGTCTATTATTACAAGTGTTTGGTTTAGATTCAAAAAATAAAAATATTACATCTAAAAAGATTAGCAATGACATTAGCAATAATGCTATAACTGAAACTAAAACTAAAACTAAAACTAGCAATTCAGAACAAACTAATTCTATAAATAAGAATAGAATAGATAGGGATGACTTGAGAACTAAGTTCTATCATAACATAGACCATTATTATGATTTATCACATAACAATGAACACATATATG